GTTATTCCAGATCTTATCTAGCAGCGGGTTCCAAAACTTAGCCCAATCTGCCATGAGTCCTCATTTCTGTAGTGCGTACCAAATAATTGCGACATTAGTCCCACCACCCGGCGTTCCCGCCGATACAGAGATAAGAACACCAGTTGCTCGTTCGGTGTAATTTATGTCGCCGGTTGTCGTCGAAGATGCGTAGTTGCGGATAGCAGAACTTGTGGCGATTTGGGCAACCTGTATATCGGTAACTTCCGTAAATCCGCTCGGTGGCGTTCCGTTTGCTGGCGTGGCGGAAGATAGGCCTTTGCTAGCAAAAAGTATTGCGGCCTCGCCAGCACCAACTGAAATGTTTGCGTCTGTGCCGTCGGTTCCCCCGTATTTGTCGGTCGCCTCAACCGTATTGCCGCTTCCTATTACTTCATATGCCACAGCAACGGCGGGAACGCTCTTACTGCCGTAGGTCCATGTGTATGTAGTTTCGCTGGAACCGGCTATTTTACTGTAAACATAGACCCGTTCACCGGCTGCGTGTTTAGGATTATTAAGGGACTCACCAACGAGAGACCAGCCACTTGGCGAGGCAGTCACGGTTGCGTTGGCCCTATGTGCGATCTGGGCAAGCATCAAGTTGTTTTCGGTCGCGCCCGAGAAATCAAGAGTGTGGCCTGTGGTTGCCGCTAGGACTGTGCTTGCCGAGTCGAGTTCTACAAGGCTGATGCTCATTACTTCGCCTCCAGAAGCGACCGCAGTTCAGGAATGTTCACGATCGGCGTGCATCGCTCGCGCTCGCACTGAGCAAGCCAGCCACGCAGGTCGAGCCCCGCCTGCTGATCCGAAATTGGACAGTCAATAATCATTTGGTTTTGTCCTTTGTTGTGTTTAGTGTTTAGTGGCATCTTACGCGATGTTAGACACCCACGATCATCTGATGTTAGGCAACCATGTAAAACTAGAATTGGGACTTGCGGCGTTTAGTTTAACTTCAAGAGTCTTAATTGGGTCAGCCCTATGTCCTCTAATAAACTGAAGATCAGCAGTAGAGTCAGGGATAATAACTTCCTCTGTTCCATTGACTCGTAGAGTGATGTCTGCACCACTAACAGTCAGTAGCAGGCCAATAGAAGGAACAAAGTTTGTGACATCAACAAAAGAAGTAGTGGACACGGTCTGAGTGGGCATGTTTAATCCTTAGAAAGCATACAGTTGCTGGACATAAATTTCAAAGTTGCTTAGTTGTGCAAGCAGTCCAGAATCGCCAGAAATGCGTGGAATAAAGTTAGCGTCCCGATACACCGGAACATTGTGAAACGGAATCAAGAAATAATCCATAGGAATTGTTCCGCCGCTAGCAGTAGCAAAAACAATAAGGGGATACTGGCCTACAACTTCACTACCACCTGCTGGATCAAGTTTTTGTTTGAGGCTTTGACCTCTAGCCAAAGGACTGTTAGATCCTGTGTTGTAATACAAACTCCCGTCTTCGCCTGTAATGGTAGACATCAAGTTTACAGCGGTGGTTGGCGTTGTCAGAGGACTAAATGGAGTAACACTAGTAGTTGTTCCTGAATCCGTGTCAAACCAATCCAACTCTACACCGTCCATACTTGCGGTTCTTCTACATGCAATAGCCAACCAAATGTTATAGAAACCAGCAGAAAGTTTAACTCTGAGTGTTTGGTTTCCTGATGTTCCACCGACTAGAGATGCAATCAAATTGTCGCCACTAACGGTTGCTGTCGCATCAGTTCCCCCTCCAGCGGTGTCATATTTAGGCATCAGATTTCCCTGAGAAGCATTCCAAACATGGTGTCGAACAGTGGTGTCCCACGGTCCCATAGTGTCTGCCCGGTCTAGGTTGCTTGCATCTTTAAATAGACCCGCAAACTCATGGATTCTGGCAAACTTTTGACCAGAAGCCGTAATCAAAGTGCCAATCTGGGCTTTGGTTTGGTAAGCGTCAGAGTCAGATGAAGTAATGGAAGCCTTAACCGGCTGGCTAACTGAGATCTGACTAGACTCAAGAGTTAGTGTAGTAGAGCCTTTGGCAAGTCTTGTGTTGCCCGCAGAGTCGAACGAGAGACTATTAACACTAAGCCCACCGGGACCAGTGATTGTTTCTGTTGTAGCGTTAGAGAGTGAAGCACCAGTAATCACAAAGGTTGCAGACCCGGCTCCCTTTGTCAGTTCAATGTTTTCGTCGCTGTCTACTGTAATCAGACTGTTTACATCTAACTGATCTGTAGTTGTGATGTTGAAGTTAGCATCATTGGTTGCTGCGTTCCAAGAAAGTGTGCCTCCAGCAGTCTCTCGAAGACCCTGTAGAGGATCAACATTGTCAATCCAAGTGGGCAAAGTGGTAGCAGATGTAATGACTGTGGACCCGCCATAAGTAAAGTCTACCCCACCAGCCACACTTACATTGCCACTAGAATCAACACTGAAAAACTCGTTGCCTTGATTATCTTCAACCAACACAAGATTACTTGTTTGATTGTTCACTTTACGAACTCTTAGTGTGTCTTTAGTCTGACTGTCAGTGAGCAGCGGGTTACTAAAGACATTCCTAGCAGTTCCAAAGTTTCTAACCTGAATTTCATCACTAGTGCTGCTAGCCAACACAAGTTGATTGTTGTCGTTAATCGTGTAATCAGTTACAGGAGTCTGAAGAACATTATTAACAGTTACAATATAGAAGTAAGCGTTCTTACTGGCAGGTTTTGGGTTGGTTAGTGTGTAAGTTGTGGACCCAAGCCCTAAACCTCCAGAGTTGAAAACCCAAGACTGGCTAGTGGCTGCGTTTGCTTTGTTGTTTACAAATACATTGTCTACAAATTCTCTAGTTACCAGAGCATCGTTTCTGTCAATGTCAATAGCATTGGCAACCGGGTATCCTTGAGCATCCCAATAAGTGCCTGTGACATCTAGAGAGAATCCACCGGCAGCATTACCAACCTCTTCCAGTTCCTGCAACACAAACAGAACCTGCTTAGTCTGGTCATTCAAAGACGCAGAAGAGATCGTAGAACCATCGTTAAACAGGTTAATAAGATTAGCCTTGGGAGTAGTCCGAAGGAGTCTTACATCGTTTGTTTGAGCAGTGGTAAAGTCAATCTGCGGAGGATCAGTGCTTACATCAATAGTGTACTCATTGCTCGGAACATCCAAAGCCGTAGTCTTGTCCACAACACTGAGATGGGCTGGGTCCAGAAAGTCAATGGTAATGTTCTGGACTCCAGACGGAGTTGTGTAATCCTGAAAGGAGTTAGCCATTAGTTCATAATCCTGTCGTAGTAGTTGTTAATTCCGGGGATTGTACGAATAAACTGAGGAATAAATGGAACATTGTTTTCAAAGAAATCCTTAAAGTTCTCCTTCAGTTCAGGATCTTCTCCAGACAATCCATCCTTTATGCCGCGAACAGTGTCTGCTGCGTTCTTGAGGTTGTTGTAAAACCAAGACACAGAAGGACCGAGTTGTTCGGCTGTCATCTGTTCGTGTCCACGCATGGGTCCACCACCCGCAGGGAATACATCCTCAAGACCGGCGATTCTAGCCATCTGCTCACCAACTGTAAACCAGTTGCCAAGAGCAGGAGATTGCTGAATGCCTCTAAGCACAGAAGCAGGACTGGTTAGGGTCTTACCGTCTTCTGATCCCCATGTGTATTTTATGTACTTTTCTCGTCTTTCTTCGTCTTCGATCCCAGAAAGAACAAGCAACTTACGCAAGTGCCATTGAAGAATGCCCATCATAGAACCAAACACCACAATGCCTAGACCCTGAGCATCACGAATATCCGCCTTAGAGTTGTAGTGCAAATATGAGTTTACCGAGGTGTGCATAAACCTACGGAACTGCATGATGATTCTACCAACTGGTGTGTTCATCCAAGGGCTAAACTCACCCATGTTAGGTCTGTGGATCTGCTGGTTTACCATTCGCTGCATAGCCACAGCAAACCGATCAGCCAGCCCTTGATCTTTCCAGTTTTCCAAGTTTAGAGCCATCAATCTCTGGCCTGTGAACTTTCCTTTTCTGTACTTTACAGCGTTCCCAGAACTGAATTCTACCTGAAGATCTGAGATGTCCTTATCAGTCAGCCCCATAGAAATTAGTCGGCTTCTATTGCTTCTCCAAAAGGAGTCTTTGATTTCCGACTTGGAAGTAGCCAGTCTAGCAAACCGATGAGCAGCCGCAGAAGCAGCCAGAACACGAAGACGATTTTCAACGGTCAGAATACCAATAGGGTTGCGAAGAGACAGGTTAAGCATTCCATCAAGAACAGCATCAGCATTAGCCGCCATGTTTGCTTTGCTTGCCCTGTCTCCAAACTGACCAACACCGAAATCGAAGTACATGTTCTTTGTCATGCGTCCGTCCATAAAGTCAGACACTTCGATAATTGATTCAAGTTCCTGAGCAACAGTACGGACCTGTCCCTTGCTGTAGGCTCGCTTCCCAAAGTAGGGAACAAACAGACTCCAGTGGTCTTGCATGGCGTTGAGTGAAGCCCTGACACCACTGTTAGTCAAGATGGAGACAGATTCAGGAGTCTGGGTAATACCTGAAGTAGCCATTCTTAGAGCGGTCATAAACTTAGACATACGAGCAAAGAAGATGTCTGTGTTTGCGTCGATTGCTTCTTGACCTTTACCAAGCACACCACCCTTGTAACTAAATCCAAGGATGTCTGCGTAGGCCATGTTTAGTGTGTTGAGTTCGTTTTTAGTTAGAGCCTGTCCGTTCTTCTCCATGAACTGAACCAACTCATCCATGCTTTGAACCTTGCCTTTTTCAATGTCCATTCCGACATACTGACCAATGGCTCTCCATATGGAAGCACCGAAGGTTCTCTTTGTCGTTACTTCCATGATGTCATCAAGGTCATTGACAAACATATCTGACATAGACATGCCGCCCCATTCCAAGTTCTCATCCAGAGACAATCTCTTGTTGAACATACTCAGGGGATTGTCTGATGTTTCACCGAACAAGAACGAGATCGAAGCATCAGCAACAGCATTACCTTCTTCGTCGTTTCCAACAATATCAAGAATACGCTTTCTTGTTTCTGTTTTAGCCTGATCAGCATCAGGAGCCATGTGACGAGTAGCACGGAACTTGCCAGTATTTGTTGCCAGTTCCATTAACTGAGTAGTAATCGAATCCCAGACCAGAGCCTCTTTTTCTAGCCCAGCGTCCTTGAGAATGGTTCTCAGTTCTTGAGACTTAGCCGTAGGCGAATCAATCCAGTTTTGGATTTTTTGCTTAGTTGCATCATCCAGTTTTCCAGCAAGCCTGTTCTTAATGGAATGAGAAGCCAGAGAGCGTGTAAGCAGTTCTCTAACATTACTTTCGCCCTTGGCATTAATGGCTGCTCGGATGCTGTCCCACTGGTAAAAGCGAGGAACATAGCCAGCAGGGAGAGCGTCATCACCAACACCAAGACCAGTGTGAACACCAAACTCTCTCAAGGCTTCCATAGCGTTGCTAAAGTCCTCAGCGGCCTTAGAAAGAACCTGATCGCTGCTCTTGACTCCATCGGCTTGAGCCCTTACGGTCTTAGCAACAGCACGCTCAAACTCTCTACGGCCTCCCTTGTTGCCAGCGTTCCGCCACAACTGATGGTAACTAGCAAAGTTGGCTCTAAACTTAGCCATGACAACTTGCTTCATTCTGTGCTGAGAAATCTCACCACTAATGTTGTTGATGTGTCGGCTGGAGTCCTCAAACATAGTGCCAAGGAACTTCTGGAACACTGGGTTCTTAGAAGCCAAGACACGACTGATGCCCGACTGGAACAGAGCCTTAGCGTAAGGAATCTTGCCCATAAAGTTGTAGAGAAGCCAAGGTTGGTCGATCTTCTCAAGTTTAATTTGATCGAGCATTTGTGCAAATCGGTTTAACTTGTCGATTTTGTCAATCGGAATATACACAACATTTCCATCAGCATCGACAGTTTTGAGTGACCACAGGCTATCTGAACTAGTCTTTCCAGTTTTAGCAGTGTAGGCTTCGGCAATCAGGTCAGGATCGTCTAAAACTCTGGTAACACGACGAGCAGGACCAGTGAAATCAAACTGAATAGAACGGTCACCAACCTTGCTTTGAATCGGAACAACATCCATAGCCATTGAAGTCCCACGGTTCACAGCAGCCGGGTTGTTTACATTGCTGGTCACAGAGCGAAGAGACTTCCAGAACAATTCCCTGAACTCATTGTCCTCTGTAATCAGGCGATCACCGGACACACTAAATTCGTCAGCGTCACCTTGAACCGGGCGAGACAGGAGTTCATCAATCTCTTTCTTGAATCTGCGAGCGTTTTTGGCGTTCTGCATCAGCAGTTTCTTCAGAGTATCATCCCGATCACCAGCATTCTTAACCGACCTATTGACAGCCTTCTTTAGTTCATCAACGATTTCTGAGTAGGACTTGCCCTTCTTTAATCCTTCATCAACAATAGAAGCAGCCTTGTTTTCCAGTGCTTTAGTGGTTGGAACATCCCTAGCAGGAACTTCCTTCTTGGCATTGGTTTCAAACTCACTGGTTCTGGCTCTTCTATTCTTCAGCATCTTGGCTTCTCTAGCCGCTGTTACTTGCTGCTGACCTTTGGCTTTGGTAAGCCGTTCATCAAAGATCTTTTCCACAGCCTTGCGGAGTTTGGGATCTCTCTCGGTCACCTGTCTGGGAGAAAGCCATTCATCTCCATCTTTGATCCGAATAGAAATATCACCGTTCTGCTCAACCTTGAGGCTAACTTGTCTACCTTGATTCTTGGCAGTCTGAACAAACTCAGAAGCCTCAGAAGACAGATACACAGTTCTGTTTTCCTGCTCGGTGACTCCCTTTTTAGTAACCTTTTTTGTGTTCTTTGAGCCAAGGTACAGGCTTCCATCTGCTGTCTCGTAAGCAACAGAAGCCTCGTCTGCCTTGTTTAGAACCACGGCTTCTTGGAACGAGTTACCGTCCTTGTCCTTGACTACATTGAGAGCCCGCTTGACCTGTCCGTCAGCAGTGAACAAAGTAACACCAAGAGACTCTCCACCAGTCAGTCGCTGTCTTACTGCCCAGTTGGTGTAGTAGCGAGGAGTCAGCCCTTCTTTTACTGCTTGATCTCTGAGAGCCTTACGACTCAGAAACTGCTTCCAAGAGTTGTAAGAAGTGGTCGGGAACGCTGCCCCTACAGTGCCACCCAGAACTCCAGCAAAGCCCGTAGCCAGAGCAGCATCAGTTGCCGTGTAAGTGATGTCTGCGTTCGCTCTGATGGCTTCAAAGGGAGCCACAGTAGCAGAAGCCTGAGCAGCATGTCGAAGAGCAGATGCAGCCCTGAAACTCTTAGCAGAGCGTCCTGCGTTTACCAGACGAGCCGTGCCAGCGACACCAGTGCGAACAAAGCCAGCACCAACAAAGTAGGTAGGGATGTACAGGGGGTTTAGCAGTTCACCAGCAAGGCCACCAGTTAAAGCCCCGACTGAAGATTCAGCCATCCGCTGCTGGTTAGCAATGCTAAAGGTCAGTCGTTCGTAGTCCAGCATGTTCTCATTGTTCAGTTTATATTCGACAAACTGATCTTCGGTCCAACCAAGTTCCAGAGCCCGATCTAGGTCCATGCTGGGACCGGCAGGCAGAGGTTCCCCAGATACAGCAGACATAATTTTCTGAAGAGAAGTAGCACCGCTATGCAAAGAATCATCAAAGGCTGCACGGAAGGAGCGACCAAAGGAGCCCTCTTCGTTTTCTTTAGGAACATAAACAGGAGGAGCAGGAATCCCTACGGTCTGGGCTAGTGTTGATTGATATTCTAGATCTTTCATTCGACTACCCCTTTATAATCAACTACCTCTTCAGGCTCAGCAAATCTTGATTGCTCAATGTTGTATACTCGGTAGCCAAAACTTCTTTCCAGTCTCTCTTTTTCAGGCCTGAGTTTTTCAATCTTGTTGAAGAGTTCTCGGAGGTGTTCCATGTTGCTAGGCACATACACAATATTGGGCTCTGGTACTCTGCCCCTCGCCTGTGCCACATTTTGGTTTGCTCTGTTAGTTCTTATCTAAGGTCTTTGTAGCCAGAAACCTTGGACAACTCTTCTTGATGTTTAGCCAACTGTGCTTGAATGCCTTGGTACTCGCTACCATTTTCTCTTTCCCAAATTTCAGCAACCCAAGCATCCAAACGCTTAGTTACAGGAAGTCCACCAGGGGCAAGATCATAAGTAACCATGGTCTCTCCGTTTTGGTTCTCATGCACTGATTGAATTTGGACTCCTGCTACCTCTTCCATTCTCTGAAGTTCTTTGGTTATATCTCTTTCATTAGAGAACCACGCCCACGAGTAGTTCTCTAGGTGTCTCCTCAAGACATTGGGAAACTTTTTGCTGTACAAAGATTTGCGAACCTTATCGATTGTCCGTCTAAAATCATCACCATCCCGATGAAGTCCGTTGCCCACCTCAGCCAGAACCTGAGCAGCAGCATAAGCAGCATCTTCAACATCCATAATGCCTTTAAACTCTGCAAAGGCCACAGTAAGAAGGCGTCTCTTAAGAGGATCATTGGCTACAGAATAAGCAAGTTTTCTTTCTCCCCCACCATTTGCCAGCAGACCAACAAACAGCATATCCTCTTCTGATCCCTTAGGAATAACATCAAAGGCGTGTCTTGGTCCCAACTTCCTTACTAGATTATCTAAATAATATATGTCATTTTCATCGCTGGCTAGGAAGGAATAAACATTTTCCTCAATAAACCCTGCTAGACTTGGATCATCGAACAGTTCTTCTCTGAGTCCTAGGCTTTGTGCCAGAGTTAGAATATTGTCTAGTGAAGCATCACGATTTTCTAGAAGTTGAGCCACATTATATGAGAGGTAAGTCATGAAGGCTTCTTCCAGAGCCTTTTGGGGCTGCTGAGAGAAGGGATATTCCACTCCATCCACTTCCAAGTACAAGATGTGATTATCGCCAACAACTTCAGTTCTAGTAAACTTAGCATCAAAGCCAGCCTTTAGGAGTTCGTCTTGGAGTTCATCCATTTCAGGAGTAACTGCATTTTTAAAGTTCCGATCCATCGCAGCATAGAGAGCATAGGCAGGGCCTTCCGGATGAGTGAGAGGCATGCTCTGAAGATACATACCTCTCAAAAAAGCAGTTCCTTCAGAGACTTTCTGGACAGACTGGATAAGTCGCTGTGCTGTGCCTGTTCTTAGGTTTTGAAGAGCAATCCTTTCGTCAGGACTCCAGAACTTGTAAGATGACAGGTGATTAATGACACCAAGATCTGTAGTCTGAGAAGCATCAAGCGCATCAAGAAGCAGTTTCTTTACTTCTTTGTTGCTAATCAATCCAGACGCAGGAGCATTCATGGCAATGTCGTCGATTACTTCCATATCCCCAGCAGCAAAGGCTTCAACGGCTGTTCCGTATGTGTTCTCTTTGAACTCTGAACGAAGCCGAATATCCACAGCATTGCTTGCCGCTTCAGTGGTTCTGTTAATAGTTTTAGCAGCATACTCTGAGTAGGAATGCCGGTAGAAAACATTGTCAGAAGCGGCTGTTCCGTTCTGAGCCCACCATGCTTCTGATTGCTGTTTAAAAGAATCAACATCAAAGGAGCCAATGTCAGCCCCCTCAGCCAAGTAAGTATCTTCTACCCACTTGGTGTAATTCTGGGAATCCTGTACAGACTGGCGGTAGCCCTTGGCTCTCTGGTGAGAAACAGTAACCCAAGGATGTAGAGTTTCATCAATACTGGTTTTGCCTGATGCTACAATCTCGTTGTATGCAGTCTCAGCCTTGGCTCGCATCTCCTGATTAGAGCGGTCGATCAAGATGCTGCCAACAGTGTTAGACAACTGACCGAAAGCCTGTCCAAACTCTGCAAGATCCTGACCAATCCCTCTGTCCGGTGGAGCAGGAGGAACAACAGGCATGGGAGCAGCAGGAGCATCGGTGTTGCCGGGACGAACAAACACAGAAGGTCTGTTGTTTTCGACTCCCGGCGTTTGCATCTGAGTATCAGAGTTAATAAACGGCCTAGACATTATGGATCTCCAGTGTAGTCAAACATGCCCTGCTGTTGTGCAGCGGACAAACCAGCCGAAGCACCAGAGAAGAACGCAGGCAGATAACCGGGAAGCCTCTGACGCTGAACCTGCTGAGGTAGGCCAATGGGAGCCATAGGAGCAGGCATAGCCTGATTGATAAGATCTTGAGTCTGTGAGTACATTCCTTGAATCTGATTAAAGATGTTGTTCTGAGTAGCATCTCTGCTTTGTGCAACAGCCTGCTCGTTCTGGAGTCTGTCTGCATCAATATGCATCATCAAAGCATTCAGAGACTGACCAGTAGTGCCAGACTCAGCCGCTGTCTGTTTCTGTAGTGATTGGGCCTGAGTGTAGTTTCTTTGGATCTGCCTAAGTTGAACAGAAGTGGCCCGGTCTACCTGAGAAGCCTGAGTCAAAGCACCAGTGGTCTGAAACGCAAGATTGCCCAGAGCCGATTGAGTTGTTTGCTGATACTGTTGGTTTTGAAAAGCACCAAGACGCTGTTGGTAGTCTACCTGTCGTCTGTAGTCTTCGTTGAGGGCTTCTTGCTGTTGATCTGCGTAAGCGTTGTTGGCTCTACCGGCTTGTCTAGCCCCTGCAATCTGCAAGGCCGACGAGCCACCGGCTAGCATGCCCATCCCTGCTGCTACGGGGCTACACATAGTTTAAACTCCTGAAACTCGTTATGAATCTGTCCAAACTCCGCACCTAGCCATTTCAGCCAGCGAACATGGACTGTATTATTTAAGTGTACAACATTGGTTAGTACAGGATACATAGAAAGCAGCCGATCTCTTTCGATAAGCGACTGCCGAGCAAATCTAATTTTATTATCTAGGAGCCTGTCAGATCCTAGTAGCCACACCAGACCCTTGTTCACTCCATACATACACACAGCCTCACCATCAAACTCTACAGTCCAACAGTGATCTCCTAGATGTCCCTGCATTAAAGCACTGAACGGTGTGAAGCCTAGGGCTTCTACCTCCATTCTGTCTGCTTTACGCAATCTACTAGAGAGATGAGCGACATCACCAATAACACTCAATCTTTTGTGCATTTAAAACTGTCGTTGGAATTTGGTGTAATAGGTTGCTTCAAAATCAATGGACTGAATCTTAGCAGGAGCAGGTGAATCACTAGAGATCACAATGTTTGCTTCTCTGCTTCTGGCAAATACAGGAAACCGGGCCGTACCATCAAGCAACTTCACTGATCCAAGTTTTGAATCAATCGTTGATGCCGTGTAGGAAGGGAAAGAGTATTCAATAGCAGTTCGGTTTTCTGGTGTTACTGTGACTTTAAAGTGTCCAGTCCGATCATAAACTACAGACATATAGCGAATCTGGTGGCGACCACTAGAGATGAGTTCATATCCACCTCTTTGGCTAGGTCGCTTCAACACAGGTTCAGATACAGTATAGGACATTGTGTAGGGAATCCCTGCATACAATGTCTTACCAGTAGTATTGCCCTTCATAAGAATGGAGGTACTAGTGGTACTGCCGATGTCTAGCACGGCACAAGTAGAGTCCACAACTTCGACTGAATCGGGTGCATACTGGTCAAATGTATATGTCGTCCGATCAGTTGCCGAGTCGTAAGTTCCACCACTTAGTAGCACCTTTCTATCCAGATGAATTACAAAGTCTAGTCCTGTGTCAGTCAGCCCGTCGCGGAGTTCCATCTTTTCGAGATAAGTAGCACCGTCACGAAGCACCAACAGATACAGTTTAGACTCTACGAACCAATGATGGCACACAACAGCACCATCAAACTCAAACTTGAACCAAGCACTTTGAATTCTTGAGTCCTGCCCTTCGGTCCACTTGAATCCGTAGAGCAAGTCATCATCATTTTCTGTTGAAACGAACAAGAAGTTTTCATGGGTGCTTGCTGCCATCTTGCGTACAGGCCCATTGATGTAATAGGGAACCTGAACTGTGACATCATTTGCATTAAATTGAACATCGTTCTCATTGACTTTGAAGTATTCCTTGATTCCTGCTTTGTCCCCTCTGGGGAACACAAAGAACAAACTAGAGCCAGCAATAACAGGAGCAACATCAACATCAACTTCATATTCAGTTGTTTTGACAATGCTTGCTGTCTGTGGAGTCAGGATCAATTCGCCCTGAGTAGAGAACTGTTGCAGTTCACTAAAGGAGATAAGACGGTCAGCAAAGGGAATAGCCACCTTCATCTTAGCAACAGCCTGACCACCAGCGGTAATGTCAATAGGATCAGATTCAGGCAAGGAAGCAGTAGTGGTTCTGAAGAAGTTAAAGACCTCCCCGGTTTCACTTAGAATCTGACTGTCTTCGGAAAGGAACAGTAGGCGGTTCTTAAAGAACGACATACCGCTGATGGTCTTGTCGAGGAATGAAGGGAACGGGTTAGTTAGGTCTGAGCCGACTTGTCTAGGAGTCCAGAAGAATCCCAGAGTGTTGAACTCAGTAATAGTTTGTGAGCCGGGACCACACAAGAATGTACCATCGGATTCACGAACCAACAGCACAGGCATAGTGGTCGAAGTGAAGTTGATGTTCAGTTCGGGACCGAGTGTTTCTACCCAACGACCATCGGTATACTTAACCCAGTAGTCATCAACTTCTGATTCTGGATTACCTTCAACAAGCACCTTGTGATTTTCTGGAGCCTTTGGGGGAAGCCGACTGAACTCTTCTACCCTGTCAGACACAGCAATCATCAGTTCGTCACCACCAGAGTCAGAGACTCCTGTGATGGGAAGATTGGACACAAGGACAGAGCCAAGGTTTGTGAAGGTTGCTGCGTTGGCTGGGGTGTATCCGTCAGATGCTTTGTCAGGAGCGTCTACTTCAATATCTCCAACCGTTAAAGGCAAAGAACCATCAGCAGTGGAAGCGGCTTGAATCAAAGCAGACACAATATCTGAAGTGCTAATGTTTACTGACGAGGATGCATCATAAATGTGAGTAGCGACAAACTCTCTGGTGTCTCCGTCTGTGTCTTCAAAGGTAACAGTGTAAGTACCATTAGAAACAGCAGTCTTCACCCACAGAAGATGATCTGAGGACAGAGCAGCAGTAGCACTAACAGCAGTATCAGTTACTACTGTATCTTTGTTCAGCAGAAAGTAGACATCACCAACATTCAGAATCTGGTGTCTTGCTTTCTTTCCAGTAACGGTGGCTGTATCAAGATAAGTTGCAATATCAGTGGCAGCACTAAAGTTGTCTGCTCTTTTAAAATCTACCGCTTGCTTTACACCAGTTTCAGCATCAAGAACAATCACAGGTTCATCAGGATCATCAGTCAGACAGATCGTGTAGCGTTCTGTGTCATCTCTTTTTACTGTCTCGTAGAACCAAGATTTCTTGATCACAAGGTTTACCAGTGGATCTGCCTCAGTGTCCTCTACAACCCTAGAGACATGTTCTGTTGGGTTTCGCTTGACCAATCCCTCAATCATGGAAGGAACAGCGTTGATCTGCTCTTCACACTGGTTGGGCAAGCGAGTAGCAGCAGGCTGTTGAGAGACTCCACCAGTAAGGTCAGGGTAGGTTGTAGTGATTCTAGGCATTAGTTACTCCAGCGACGAACAGCAGTGCCTCTGTTGAATGCTCTCTGCATGTCTAGAGCGTCAAGCATGCTGTAGTCTCCGCTGTCAAGTTCCATTTCTCTTAGATCTGATCTGGCCTGCATTTCGTCCATCATGGTGTAGCCGTGAGATTCGCCATCACCAATCATTCTATTGGCAAAGATCCTAGAAGCCCTGATGGTGATGTAGCGTTTAGCGTCTTCTGGTAGTTTGTCCCAAACAAGATTACGAATAATCGTAGCCTTTAGGGGACCACCAATAATATAAGACTTTCTTTGTGTGTCATAAATACGGTCGCCTCTGTGGACATATCTTCTTCTTGTAACTTGTTCTTCAATCTTTAAACGAAGAACAGAGTTACCAATAGGAATTTCTCCATCAGGGTTGGCAGCCAGAGACACACCTTCTTCTGTGTTAAACACCCAACCCATCTTCTGCACTTCTTTGGTAACTTCATCGAGAATATTACCAGCCATAGCAGCATCAAGGTTGGTGCTATTTTCCGCAGTGATGGGAGGCTCACCAATCGTAGACAGCATAATGTTAAGAGCATTTAGCCTAGTAGTCATTGGACCTCCTTAAAAGCCTATGACCCCAATTAAGGAGCCATAGGTTTGTTTAGACTGGGCCATTATGTTCGTCAGTAGAGAGGAACACCCAGTATGTTGTTACGAACCAGAACCCTCAACGAGTTCGTAGCAGCACTCTTCACGAAGAACGCCGTGACCCGCAGCGTACTTGGCAAGCATAAGCGTACCAAGACGATCCGGGACATAATCCGAACGCATCGACAGGTCCATCAACTTCACAGTACCGATGCCTTCCGACTGGAAGCAAATGCCTCTAGTCGAGGAGAAATCAGCACCATAGGAACCATCAGTGTTAGCGGCGGGGTTAGCAGTGTCGTGCGGCTTGTTGAGAACAGCGTTGTTTGGCGAAGACTCATCAGTCCACACAGTACCATTGTGAGAAGTACCACCACCAGCATCAGGAGCCAGAGCCGAACGATCAACAGTCGGAAGGTGGTTAGACCAGAAGATGTTAAATCCATTGACCGCACGGATCATGCCATTGGCAAGATTACCGTTACCGTCGTTCTGGAAATCAGTGTTGAGGAACTTACGGCCTTCATCCGACTTGAGCAGGTTGTAGTATTCAGCCACAGGCAGAACACAGTAACGCATATCAGTCGGAACATTCTTGCGGTCCATCAGTTCAGCAGCGGCATAGATACCGTTGATGATTTCACCACCATCACCAGTGCCTCCAAGAGCATCATACTCGTCGCCAGCGGCGGCAGTACCGCTAATAGCAATCTGCGAGCCGAGGTACGGACTAGCCCAGTGGGCAGCCGCAGAGCCCGGAGTTACGCCAAAGCGATCTTCCTGCTTGCGGGCTCCACCGATAATGGTGGAAACAATGTGACGGTCCATAGCATCAGCCAGAGCCCGTCCGATTTCAGCCGAGTAGATCGACCGAACTTCATAGTGGTTCTTGGCTTCGTCGAGGTCATAAATCATCGCCGAACTCTGAAGAATGTTATCAATGTAGATAAGTCTTTCAGAGTGTTTGATGTTGCTGAGGTACTTCGAGTTATCGCTGCCTTCGCCAGTGAGAAGAACCGACTCACCGGGAATATGGTAGCCAGCGGTAGCCGTACCAGTAACAGGGAACTGCATCCATTATTACTAATGGGGTGGACTATACCTTTATCCATTCTAAGGCACGCCGAAGAGCATCGGGACAGTCTCGGAGTAGGCCCAAGGCAGTGTTGCATCGGTGACACAACAAGCCTCGAATATGTCCGTGAGTGTGACAATGATCGACGGCAAATGCTTTATAGCGTTTGGACTTTAATTGCTTTTGGCAAATTCCACAACGCCCTTTTTGTTGTCTATATAGAGCCCAGTATGTAGAGTTGTCAATACCGAGTTTGCGTTCTCGATTCTTGACAATCCTACAGGCTTTGCAGGTAGAGTCTAATCGACCCTCTCTGTCTTTCTTATAGAACTCAGAGTCTGGTTTACAATTACCACACTCTTTGCAAGTTTTCATGGATTCTCCGTGTCTAGTCTCTACACCTTTGGTCACATTGACCAACTTGGCTCGGTATTGCCCCAGAGGGGTTTCACCGAATTTACGGAGTGATTAGAGTCAGCCCGGTTATGTTAAGCAGACTTGCCCGAACTAATAGTACGGACACGGGTTTTATCGAGGAAGATGTTTCGCTCGGCAAAGGTCGTCAGAACTTCACCAGAAAACACCTTGAGGAACAGAGCGTTAGGGTCACCAGCACCGCTGATTTGGCCTGAACGCGACAAACCGACAGGTTCGTAGTAAGCCATTTTTAAATCCTTGAATAGTTAATTAGAACAGTTAGAACAAGTAGCAGGATTGTTCGCCTCAGCGGTCCTACAAAAACAACACTAAGTTTTATCCTAGTGTTGTCTCGGGTCTAGGTTCTTCACCTAGAAGTAGTATTATTTCAGCACTTCTGCAATCTGCTTGCCCTTGAACAAGCCAGCATTGTAGGAGTCTTCCTTCTCTTTGCTGATCTTCTTGTCAGTTCCGGGAGTCTTAGTAAACAATCCGGCAGCACCAGCCAGCATAGCAATTAAGGTGGCTCCAAGTGGAGTCTGACCAATAATCCCATCAAGAGAGTCTACACCTGTGTTCGTGAACGCAGAGAGCAAACCAAAGACTTGACTAGATCTGTCAATGTTATCAGCAAACTGTTCTGAGTTTACTTCAACATGGTTGATCCACTCATCCCAAGTGTAACTTGCTTCTCTAAGGCTGACCTTACTCTCTGATCCAATGCTACGCTGAATGCCAATAGGCACATCAGTTTTAACCACATCAGCAAGAGAGCAGCCAGTAAGTTGAGGAAGAGACACCGCAAAGATGACAACAATAGTGGTAACAAGTAAATACTTATTCAACTCTTGGCTCCAAGAATGCTAGACCTAGCAAGTTTCTTTTCCACTTCCTGAATATAGGAGGGATCTTGTTGAGGTCCGGGTTTATAGCGAGGATCAGACATAGCAACTTTGAGTTCAGCAACAGACTTAAACACATCAGAAGTTGCTCTGGCGGTCTGACCACTAACTTCAACAGGCTTTGCGTTTGCTGTCTTGTACTGAGCAGCCAGTGACTTTACAGCCCACTGAATCTGCTTCTTGTTGCCTGAGTCTACAATCTCATTAAACGCATCAATCTCTTCATCAGAGAAGTTTTCAGAAGCCCACTCAACAGCGGACTTGTATTGATCTTCGCCACCTGCGGCGTTGTAGATCTCACCCATCTCACGGGCAGACAGAGCCTGCACACCTTCGATGAAAGTGTTTACAGTCTCTTTGTTAAGCCCAGCGGCTTCCAACTTCTCTAGAGTCTTTTCGTCAATTTGACCATCAGAATCATACATCTCTCTGGCCTGCTGCATAATCACAGCCAGTTCAGGTGTCTCTGCTTCTTGCTCAGGAGTCCGCATTTTTGACTCAAGTTCAGTGTAAGACTTGGCAAGATCTTCGGGACTCTTGAACTTTTCAGGCAACCAACTAGGGCGTTCTGTCTCTGCCTTGGCTGCTTCCATAGCCTCATCAACTACGGGCTCATCATTGTGCTGAATTTCGTTCACTATTTGCTCCTACTTGTCGGATCGCTTCTGGTCCGAGCGTTTCTGTAAGTTGCATCTGCTGGGCCTGCTGCTGTTGTTGTTGGATTTCTTCGTCAGTACGAATAAGTCCATCAGCATCTACAGCCAAAGCAGTTGCACGACGACGCATGTATTCACCCAGATTTACATACTGGGCCATTGCTTCAGGTCCGAACTGCTGAGACACACCACCAAGGAACAGATCAATCTTGTTGAGATCCGATCCTCTACCAAGTGCATCAATGCCCGTGATCACAGCAAGTTCAACACGGTCAGGAATCTTATCAATCTTGTTGGTTTTACGGAGTCTTGCTTCGTACTTCTTAACCAGAGGCAACTGAAACTCCTGAGACATCAGGGAGTACATGCCACCTAGTTGTCGTTCAATCGCCTGAGATACAAGCCTCACTTCTTCAGCCGTGACTCGTTCTGCATTCCGAATAACATTCTCAGTCAGAAGGAACGCTGACGATAAGCGATCTTCAATAGCCTTCGCTGCCTGAAACGCAACCGCAAAATCACTATGCTTTTGTACCTGAAGAGGAATGACATCTTCTGGATTCCCTTCTACGAACCCACCGTTTCTAACATTGGTGAGTTCTTTAATGCTGGTGGTTCCGTTGGGATTTACAAGGAACACAACTTTAGCGGCAATGCCAGAACCCTCGACAATAGATCTGGTCAATCCTTCAAGAGACTGGAGATCACCATAGTACATATCAACAAGGGATCTGCCATAGGATTCACCATCGACACGAAAGAATCTAAGAACAAGAAATGGGGCTTCGTTCTCATCTACAGTTTTTTCGTAGACTTTATTACCCATAAATTCCTGTGTAATTAGATACTTGTCTTTGCTGATTCGCCTCTGACAAGTAAACAATTCATACTTGGAATCTTCAGTCAGGTATTCTTTAAGGTCATCAGGAACTGCATCCTTAGACATAGTTTCTTTTAGGATCACCTTGACCAATGTACCGTTGGGTGAGCGATCAACAACATAGTGTTGAAGACCAACCGCTCTAGGCTTATCGCCTGACATCGGAAAGTAGATCATTGAGTTCCCGCCAGTCACCAACTGCTTAAAAGCAATATCAGACATAGCACGAACACCATCAGCCTCAATATGCCTGAGAATGTTTACTTCATTCTTGCTTAGATTCTTTTCAATCTCAGACTTAGCAGTAGGGCTAATGGACTTGGCTCTTTCCTGATCTTCCTTGCTAACCACATAGCGGTAGAAGGGCTGACCCGGAGGGAGCATAGTAAGTGTAAGAGCCGACGACGAGTTATTAACGCCTCTGGCTCCCACAGATTGATAAGGAGTTGGGAACCGTAGTGATTCCTGATCTCCTTCGTCAGTAAACAAGTAAGGCAAAGTAAGAGCAGCACAGTCCCTAGCCCGTTCAAGGTAAGGATCTCTGTGTGTCTCCATCTTTGTGTACTGGGCCTTGATGTTACCCATTGATTGGTCCCCCTGAGTTGTTAGTGTTCAGAGGGATGCGGAGCCGACGGATGCCAAAGCCCTGTCGCCGTTCTCTAGACTTGCGAATAGGGTTGTCGGCCCGCAACTGCGTCTGCTCTTCTTCATCCCGAACAGGAGGAGGAGGAACCACAACAGGATCGGGCAGCGGTGGGGGACCGACGGGCTGTTGTATCGGAGCCACATTGATCCTCGGTGCTGATCCGATGCACATGGTTAGTTCTCCATTTGTCGTTTGTGAATAGCCTTTAGCCAGTCGATAACATCTAACTGACCACAGCGGAATGCGAGTTGTTCAATTCCCTTTTTATAGTCATCAGGACGCAAGGGTTTTACTACTGCTTCTTCCAAAGCGTTGATAAATTCTTGAGTGATTGTAGGAAATTCTCTATTAGTCATCCTCGTCCCCTGTGTCATGTCCAAATTCATAGTTAGGATTGTCTTTGTTTGTCTGATCTGCGGTGTATGCAAAGTAAAGAATCATGTAATTTATGACATCCAGAACAGTATCTTCTAGAGATTCATTTACTTCAAAGTGCTTGTTTTTACTATGTGTTACCAGCCGACTGAGTTTGTCCACAATGCGAACAAGGAAGCCAGTGTGGGTGTCCGTGACTCCCATACGCTCAACGCGGGTGAAGTTCAGGAACGGGTTAGTGGTGTCTTTGCCTCCTGAATAATCATGGTTCTTTGCTCGCATGATTTCTCTGGCTGCGTCGCACATGGTTTCGTGCAAGGCTAGAAGTGTGGCTCTGTTCATGGGTTCCATAGGGTCATCTCTCCAGTGTCAATGTTGTAGGTTTCAGGACGAAGGATGTGAGAAACTCTGGCCTGTACCAAAGCATCTTCCTCAGTCAGTCCATTCTTTTTGTACAGGGCAACAACAGAATCCCAACTGGTCCCTTCCTTTTCGATCCACTTGCGAGCCTTAACCGGACCAATACCCGGAATCCCAGAGTAACCATCGACTGAATCACCGATGATTGTCTGGTACATGTGGTAGTCGTGGGCTTCCTGCTTGGTAACTTCCCAGACCTTCATGCTTGGTCTGTCAGGGTTGTAGTGCCAGCCGGGAAGGGTTCTAAAGTCCTTGTCCCTGCTTACCAGCACAGCACCTACGGCTTGGGAAAGTACACCACAAACATCATCAGCCTCCAGAGTATCATATTCAACACACGCATAGTTATCCTTACTGTAGTCTCGGAGAGCATGGAACACAGTTGGCTTCATCCCAGACCTGTTGTGCTTGTAACTGGGTAATACATCGTGTCGCCAGTTAGTTTTCTGATCTGAGTGACACAGTATTACTTCGCTCTCGCTGGTGTCGATCTTGACATTTCTGATCCAAGTATCGAACAGGTGAATAGCCTCATTCAGATCTGCGTAGCGTGTCCAAAGGCCATCACCCCAATCGACTACTTTCTCAACAGGAGTGCAAGAATCATACAAAGCCATATCAGCATCAATCACCAACATCGTCTAGATCCCCCGCTGCGACCACTGACATCTTGCCAGTTTCAAGCAAGCCAACGACAGCGTGGTAAGGTCCATGCACCGCCATAGTAAAATCTTCTCCGTCCTTGGTTCGGCGGAACGCTCCAATGAACACGGCTTCATCATGCCTCTTCAGCAGTTCAGCCAGTAACTCAGCAGAAGATACTGTTGTCAAATCCATAACAACCTCAGTGTGTGTCTGCCCAAGTTTCACCAACAGCGGATTCACCTGCAAGCGGACAGTTAAATTTCAAAGTCCTGCCTGCCCTTGCGATGGATTGTTCCAGAATGTCTGCTACTTCTTCAGCATGCTCGGCTGCAACATCAAACTGGAATTCATCATGGACATGCAGCACCATTATAGCATCTAAATTTCGTTCAAGGATACGCTCAATAGCAAATATTGTTGCATATTTCATAGCAATAGCACCAGCAGATTGCAACAAAGTATTCAAAGCAGCATGTTGGTGTCTGATTTTAAGAATCCGACCATCAACTCCTTGTAGTGTTCCTGTATTCCTTCCGACCGAAGCAGACAACTGACCAAGAGCAGGAATAGCGTTCAGGAACTTAGCCCTAATCGTGGCTCCATCTTGGATCTGCACAGCAGGGGGAGCAGCATGGTCTACGGTGGCTCCCAGTTTTTTGTCTCCACCACCATAAAGCCAGCAGTAGGTAGCGGCCTTGGTAATCTTGAGAGGCTTGTCTTCCAGTCCCAGAGCCTTCATGTTCTCTTCGTGGATGTTCTTGCCGGGGTCAGTGACAAGATCAACATAGTATCCCTTGTCATAAGGAAATGTGTAGTGAGCCAAACACCTAAGTTCCAACCCCTTAGCGTCACAGCCTACGAACTTGCGTCCCGGTCGTGCTTTGAATAGTCGTCGATACTCTTTCTCAGCAGGAACTTGGGCGAGGTTGGGATTGCTGTGGGTACAACGACTTGTAACTGCCCCGCACGGATTGACATCAGGATAGATGAACCCATCGCTTCTAACCAACTTAGTCCATGCTTTCTGCCCTTCTGATAACTGACCGAGCCGCTTGTTAAGAACAAAGAATCTAAGAAGGTCGGCCACTGGTGGGTAGTTGAGGGTCTCAAGCACAGACTCATCAACGATTGGAGTGCCTTTGTCGGTAAACTTGTTGGGCTTCCAGCCGTAGACCTTAGAAAGCCGGTCAGCGATCTGCTGCCGACTAGCGGGATTGAAGGGAATGTACTTCTTTCTGAGGGGTCCATCTTGTAACCCCACACCAGACGGTGCATCTTTCTTACGACTGTAGTGCTTGCCATCTGATCCCAAGTAATACTCAGGAGTCTTCATCAACTGGACAGTAGGTGGAAACTGCTCCTGTAACTTGAAGATCAGTTGCTGTACTTCAGCGTGTAGCAGACAAGACAACTTCTCTGCCTCTTCCACATCAAAGCAGACACCAGCAGCACACATCTTCTGGATGCACTTAGCAAACTGATGCTCAGTCTCAACGACTGATTCAATGTACTCAGGCAGAGCCTTCAGATGTGTCCAAAGCATGGCTGTGAGTTCTGTGTCTTGCACACAGTATTCAACCATCTCATCAGACAACTCACTAAAGTCTTTGAACTCAATCTTGTTTGATCCAAGCCGGTAGCCCCAAGCAGCCAAGGAGTGTCGGCCAGCATATTGCTTCGGCATTCCCTTGCGTCTAAGGTCTGAGTCCAGCATGTCAGGACATTCAAGCCTAGACATAACCAGCGTGTCTCTGACCTTGGCTGTGATCTTCTGTCCTGATAACTTTTCAATGGCAGGAATATCAAAGTTAATAATATTATGACCAACAATCATGCTGCTACTGTTAAGAATATCTACCAGTTCATGGATGTTGTAGACAGGTCTTGTCTCCCCGTTCTGGCTAACAGCAGCAACAAAGAAGGTATCAAGACCTTCCAAGGTTCTCATGTGGTCAGGGTAGTTTGTTTCAATATCAAAGACAGTTACCATATTTCCTCAACTTATAAAGAGCAAGATTTTCAATCTGCTCAAATCTTTGAAGGGATAAACCAAAGTGAGAAGCAACCTCGGTTGAATCTTTAATGGCAAACTTACGCATCTGGTTGGCTTTGTCGTACCACTCTTGTTTATTTATGTATTCTCGTTCCTCTCCGCTGACTCGCAGCCACTTACGGGACATCAACTACCTCCGGCATTACGCATTCACTGAGTCGTCCTGTTGCTTTGTTGTATTCCAAGTAACCGGCGACACCTGTGATCCCAGCAAACCTGTTCTTTAGAACCCGAACCTTAATGACATCGGATTCACCAGTCTCTGATTGCTGATTCCGCTCAAGTCCAACTACACCATCAGACAACTGACCAATGGCCGCAGAACCACGCAACTGAGACAGGCTCGTAGCCCCTCCCTCTTCGTGTCCTGCTCCGCTTGGGCGAGACAGGTGGGACACCAGCATCATGTGGCAGTTGCACTCTTCTACGAGGCTTCTAAGGCGTGTCATGGTGTTGTCGATCATCCGTCGCTCGTCACCCTCAGCAATCGCTGAGACAACAATAGACAAGTGATCCAGCACAATGTACTCACAGCCCATGCCCTTAGTCATGTACTTGATCTGATTGAGTAGCCGATCAGGAGCCATTGATCCCCAGTGATCATACATAATAAGATTGCCAGAGCCTACCGTGAGTTCAAATGCTCCACGAAGGTCGTTGGGGTTCTTGTCCATCAAATGCCACTTGTGAGCAGGGAACCCTAACTCCAAAGCCATGAGATTTCTACCTGTCTTCTTCAGACTTTCTTCAAGCCCAAGGTAGCCAACCTTCTTGCCATTCTTCAGAAGATGGTAGGCTAGTTCTCGACAGATTGTAGACTTGCCTACACCTGTTCCTGCTGCGAAGGTGATTAGTTCTCTCTTACGCATACCGAAGAGAGTCTCGTTGAGTCCCTCCCACGGATAATCAAAGCACTCAACATCATCATCACTACTGATGGCATCCCACAGATCCTTACCATCCACGATACCGTCAGGATGAAAGAACTCAGCGTCCCATAGAGCCTTCTGAATGCCCTGAATATCCCCAGCAATCCACGCTTCATTGGCATCTTTGTATTTGAAGTTGCGAACCATGCGAGCCTTGCCGGGAGTCAGCATCATGGCACAATCCTTGGCTGTCTTGATTCCCGGCTCATCTGAGTCAAAGAACAGAACAACCTCATCGAATGACTCAAGCCATTCCAGATCCTTGCCAAAGGATTTCTTGCCCTGCTGACCTGCCCCATTAGGCAAGGACACAACAGGCCACTCGTTCTTGTAGAACTGGGAGATGGTAAGTGCGTCGATCTCTCCCTCCACAACCGTCACACGCTTGCCACCGGCTTTCCACAGGTGCTTGCCCCAGAGCCCGATCTTATCCCTGTCTCCATCTGTCCACGCAAAGGACTTGTTGGGATAGCGAATCTTGCTGGCGACTACCGCTCCCGTGTCATCCTTGTAATCGGCAATCTGGACATCAATCAGAGTTCCATTGCGTCGAACTTGAGCAACGCGGTATCCTAACTTCCTGCAAGTCTCAGCATTAATCTTTCGTTCTGCAAGGGCTTCAAACGATGGGCTCTCAATTTGAATGGGATCATTATAGACCATGTGTTGGCGTTGTTCTTCTTGGTTCATACTTGGTTTACCTCGTTCATAATAGTTGCAGCCAAAGCAGTATCCTGAATCATCATCGTAGCGTGCAAGATTATCCTTTGAGCCGCAATTAGGACAGGGTTCATGGTGTTTAAAGTTTGCCATTATTTACTCAGCATACTTGCGATTACAACCAAGCAAGCAAGGATCAGGGGAACAGCAAAGCCCCAATGAAGAACACCAAACATAACAAGAAACACCGGGAATGCAAAGCAAACACACATCATGTAAATGATCGTGGCCGCAACAAAGATTTTAAATTCATTCTTACCGATCATAGTAATCCCTTACTGCTAATGATGTTTTCAACTGATTTTTAAGTTTCAGTTCTGCTCTATAGCACAGTGTCTTAACATTTCTCTTGTTATTTGCTCCCTCGTAGCGGGAATCAACTTTGGCTTTTTCTGCTAGTGCATCGGCTACCTCATGAAATTGTTTAGGTGGATAATTAATTTGGTCATCTTCAAATCTATTCATAAAACAACCGGAAGCAACTAAACCCCCGGCTGTCTCCTCAACTAAAGTAGGCCCGGCTGGACTCGAACCAGCAACTTACGACTTAGAAGGTCGTCACTCTGTCCAGTTGAGTTACGAGCCTACTGCTGGTTAGTCCGTGAAGCCCCAGTCTTCAGCGGTCTGCGGTGCAGCATTGCGTGCTTCCACCACTCGCACAGCCTTCAACTTGAGACTCACACCATATCCCACCAGAGAAGTGTGGTATGGACTAGCCTCTACGCCAACCTGAAGCAGCGAGCCCATGCCCACCGGTTCATTCGTGGGGTTACCATCCTTGCCAAAGACACGCGGCTTCTGCTCACGGCCTTCGTACCCACGGCTCTTCAGTTTGGTCTTGATACGAATTCGACCATCGGGATTGCCATCGGCATCCTGATTGTCTTGGTATGGCATACGGAACTCAGCATCAGCGTTGATTCCGTTCTCAGCCTTCCACTCTTCAACCATAGCATCAATCTCGTTGAAGAAATCCTGAGCATCTGCACGGCTCACAACCAGATGCACCTGATACACAGGGTTGTCCGGGTTGAACTTGGAGTCAGGCTCATAGATAGCGGGGAACAAAGCCTCGCCAACGGGAGTAGTAATGGTCTTGCTAACGCGGGTCAGATTCTTCGGCATTCTTTTTTCCTTAGCCACAATAGTACAATGATTTACGAACTTGGCTCACATCTAGATCTCCATACGCAGGAGTCTCAAACTGTAGCCCACTCAATCGGGACATCTCTTCAACAAACCCTCCAAACAAATCCTCATTAAACAGTTCCGCTGTCGCCTGTCTGACATTGCCGGATAACTGCGAGACATTCTTTGGAAGGGTATCGAACTCATCGTGTACAGCATACATATCAAAGTCACACATGGAAACAGTCTTACCAAGAATTCCTCCAAACCCATCAAGGCTGTGGATAAAGTTGGCACAGATGGCATCAACTGTTTTCCGTCTACGGAGGGAACCGTCTTGGCTTGGGATCTGAGCCCTGTGTTGTCTGATTGTTCCGTGTACTCTGGTCTTAATATTGATTGCTTTAGTCTTTTCATACTCCATGAACACTGGGAATCCCATTGGGGTATTCCACTGTGGGAATATCTCCATATCCAACAACTGATTAGCGATCCCTCTGAGGCATTCCATACCTACCTGAGAAGATTTAACCACTTCACCAATGGAGTCCCAAACAACTCGACCTAGCCAAGTAGCAGGCTTGTATGTCTCGGTTCCAAATGGATTCTTTTTTTGTCTCAACTGCTCAAAGAACCAGTCAGCGGTGTAGTCCTGACAACTGTGCATAGTGGAACCATAAGAGAGAGTCATTGTCTGTCTTTTGGTTGTCTTACGATCAATGCCAAACTTGAGCCAGTCATTAGCGTAAGGATGGCTTGAAGTTTTTAGCCTGTTGTTTACTGAGTCTGCCACCAGACTGTAAACATCTTGGTAACGATCAGTCGGAAGAACATTGGTGTTCCTTGCAGCCACCGGATCTCTGAGCAACATTGAATAGATCTGAAGACCCTGACAACTACAATCAATACCAACAGGAAGTTGCGTGTGGCCTTCTTGAAGATACTGCATGGATTCAAAGCATGCTTGAAGAAACCGGAAGGGTGCATCTGCTTTAGTCCACTCAATGTTCTTGAAAGGATCTTTAGCAATGGCCTCAATCATTTTTGCATTGTTTTCAAACCACGCTAGCCTTTCTTCGTAGGTGTCTTTGTCTCGTCCCCAGCAATTAGCGGTGTGTACTCTGATCCAGAAATCCGAATTGTTATCCCTACCAGTTTGCCCATTCCTGAAGAGTAATGATGCTCTAGCGAGATCGTTGGATTGGTAATTGAGGTATGCAGGAGAGCAGTAACCGCGTCCTCTAAAGCACAGTCTGAGTGGAAAGTATACAGAATGTTCTTTGTATTTTTCTGCAAGGTCAATGATCCTTCTGTGGTTGTACCTTTGTCCATCCAGAGACAGATTCATCTTGTAGGTCTTACCGGCTACAGCCTTCCACTGAGCATAGTCCTCAGATCCTTTGTCTGGTTTTGGTGGAGCCTGTAGCCGCTCACTAAACGGCATACCATCAAAGTGAATGTTCTCTTTCCAACAATACTTAGCCACCTCAAGAATTCTTTTATCAATCACATAAGGCACACGCTGAAGGTGATTAACTGCTTTGTAAATTTTGTCTAGATTATATTCCCCAGTCTTCTCTAGGTTTTCTGTGTTTCTAGTCTTGACCAGTGGACGGAACTGAAGCCGGGGATCATTATAGCCACCAATGTAGATGTTGTTCCAGTCAATCGGAGTACGAACCATCGGAAGCCACACAGGATTCATTGGGCTGTTGTGGTCATCAAACTTCTTGAGCCACTCTGTATAAGAATCCGAAGGAACAACACGAGTCTTGCTTTTGTTTTTGTATTCTTTGTAGGTGACCGTTTTGATAAGTCCGGTGTACTGCATGAACAAATCAATCAGCACCAAGCCAACACGGATTCCTTCTCGTCTTCCCCAAGGCTCTTCATAGATACCATGGTCTTTTAAAGAATCAATAATGAATCGGTTGCGTTCTGCTGGACTTTTGTTGGTCGCAACTTCTCTGTTTAGTTGCCGCCAAAGTTCTGCATCTACTGATTGGAATATGTACTCGTTCTGAAGGGCTCTGCCAATCGCTCCAGCAACAGCCGTGATAGATTGATCTTTGCTTAGACCGTCTAGAATTACATGGGACGCTAGTGCCGCCACTTTGTTGCTTGGGAGCATGATAATATGATCGACAGCCGCTGACCTCTTACCGGGACCAGATGTAGACTCTCTGATCCACAGATCCAGACCTGCCTTGACCTGCTCAATACAACGGGACAGAGCAACCCGGACAGGCTTAGTAAAGATCTCTGAGCCACGCTGGATAGCCTTGTCTCGTCCTCGCTCGTAGCGGTCGATGCCTTGGCGAACAGCCTCTTCATTCAGTTGGTGCTGAGTTAAACTCATTTAGTATTGTACCCCAAGGCCTTTTTCTGGAGATTACCAATCACGGACTCTTGCCTCCGCGATCTTCACATACTCCGGGTCCAGTTCGATGCCGAGGAAGTCGAAGCCCTCGCGGACAGCGGCCTTGCCGGTGCTGCCGGAACCGCAGAACGGGTCGAGGACGATGCCG